GGGGCCGGTGAACCGGGTAAACCATTCACCATAGCTGATGCTAAAAGAGCCGACTTTAACTACAAGGCTCCATTAGATCAGATGAACATCAGCCTGAACTATGACGATGACTGGCTAAAGAATGGCATGAGTGATGTGTTCCTAGAGAACTGTCGCCAAGCCCTGATGACCGGAGAGCCGGGATTTAGTTTCAACTTTGGCGAGAAGTCTAACGAGACACTGCGTAATGCTTGTACTGAGATCACCAGTGAGGATGATAGCGACTGCTGTAACTTAGGGTCAGTAAACCTAGCCAACATCGAGGAAGTAGAGGAGTTAAAGGATGTGGTTAGCTTGGCCTCTAAGTTCTTGGTCTGTGGTTTGATCAGAGCGCAGTTGCCATACAAAAAGGTAGAGAAGGTACGACAACAGAACAGTCGGTTAGGTCTTGGACTCATGGGTCTACATGAGTGGATGTTGAAGAGGTCCGGCAGATATGAGATGACAAGAGACTTGCAGAGGTGGTTACACGTTTATGAAAAAGAATCCAAGAAGGCGGCAGATGAGCATTGTGATAGACTCTTTCTCAACCGTCCTAAAGGATACAGGGCTATTGCGCCTACTGGAACAATCAGCATCCTCGCCGGGACAACCTCTGGCGTTGAGCCGATTTACGCAGTCGCATATCGTAGACGTTACTTGTCGGATGGGACAAAATGGAAACATCAGTTTGTCGTTGACGGCACGGCGCAGACCCTTATCGACAGTGGCATAAAGCCGGAAAGGATAGAGTCTGCTGTGGATTTAGCCGGAGATGTTGAGCGTAGGCTAAAGTTTCAGAGTGAGTTGCAGGGTTATGTTGACCACGCAATTAGTTCTACAATAAATTTACCTAAGTGGGGTACAGAGTTAAACAATGAGGACCATGTTAAACCGTTTGCTGAAATGGTTAAGAGATATGCTCCGCGATTACGAGGGCTTACCTTTTATCCGTCGGAGTCCAGAGGTGGACAACCCATTACGGCGGTGCCGTATGAAGAAGCACACGCCAAACGTGGTGTCGTCTACGAGGACAACAGTGAGGAGCAATGTCTAAGCGGGGTGTGTGGAATATGATACCAAAGCACAAGCGTTGGGTTAATAAGAAATACACGGACTGGGTAGCTACCCTACCCTGTGTCAACTGTGGTCTTGATGATGAGACTACAGTTGCTCACCACTTAAAGCATAGATATATGCCGTATTCAGGTGGTACTGGTATGAAGGCTTCTGACTACTTTACGATGCCTTTATGCTTTGAGTGTCATGCGTCGGCCCATAGCGGTGATGCTAATGTGTTAGACTTCCAAGCGGAGTTTATATTTAATACGTTGCAGCGAGCATTTACTTATGGTATACTCGACTACACAGAACCAAAACATTTTGGAGAATACTTACTTGATTGATTCAATAGAAATGGGCGAGGCTTTAGATACCATAGAGGAAGTCGCCCCTGAATATGCAAAAGCTAAAGGTGATAGGGTTCACCTTGATGATTACCGCAAGGTCCAGCTTGCTATACTATATAACGAGGCTGTGGGTAAAACTGTAGCGGATAAGGAGAACTGGTGTAGAGCGCACCCTGATTATGTGACTGTTGTAAAGGGTCACGGCAATGCTGTCGAAAGAGAGGCGGCGTTATACTGGAAGCTGAAGTTAGCAGAAACTCAGATAGATGTTTGGCGTACAATACAAGCAACTCGCAGGAGCGAGGCAAAGATATTATGAATTCAAACGACCCGATGATGATGTGCAACATCGAGGAGTTGATAGCTGAAGATGAAGCGGCTCAACTACTTCATCACAATAACATGGAGGCCATGATGGCTTACGAGCAAGAAGATGGTAGAATAGCTGTATTTGTAAACGACAAGGGTGATAATCAAAGTCGTCCTGATTATACCGGGAAGGGTTTGTTCAACGGGCAAGAGTTTGAAGTTAGCCTATGGAACAGCACCTCAAAGAATGGTTTAGAATACATGAGTGGTCGTATTCAGAAGCCGTACAATGGTGGTGGTGCGTATGATTCAAGCACTACTCACGCAGACGACGTACCGTTCTAGTGATTATTAACTATCCAAATGGGGAGGCCGTCGAGTTGTTGTTTGACCGACGGCTGCACTCCTATAAGGTTGGGGATGAGGTAGTACCAAGTGCTACCAAAGTCCTCAATGTCATATCCAAACCCGCTTTACTCCCGTGGGCCTTGAAGGTAGGGGTAGGTTGGCTAGAGAAAAACATCTTCCATGATGAGGATGCGTCTTCAGCCAAGACCAATATCTACAAGTCCAAAATTGGTCTGGATGGGATAGTTAAAGGTATTAAATCGGCCTACCGTAGCAAGTCTACTGATGCGCTCAACATAGGAACCATTACCCATGAGTGGGTTGAGGGTGCTATCAATTGGAAGCTGAACGGTGGGGAGATACCAGCACTACCCAAGCAGGAGGAAGCTGTAAACGCTATCGACGCCTTTAAGAGTTGGGTGAGCGAGAACACAGTGGAGTGGTTATCTTCTGAGGAGAAGTTGTATAGCCGCGAACACAAGTATGCGGGAACTGTAGATGCTAGGGCAAACATTAATGGTGAGTATTGTATTATAGATTGGAAGACATCTAAAGCTGTCTACCCTGAATACCACCTACAGGTGGCGGCCTATGCTAAAGCCGCTGAAGAGGTACACGGCATACCGGTAGATGCGACCTACATACTGCGGTGTGATAAGGCAACCGGTAAGTTTGAGGCGGTTAGGTCAACAGAGATCGAGGAAAATTTCCGCGCATTTTTGGCCGCGCTTATTCTGTATCGCCGGCTGAAGGAGATAAGGTGAGGGATGTATCTTTAGCAGGAATAATGATGTTTCATTTTGATGCCGCCATCCAGATGATGGAGGACATTTTGAACCATGACTTGGTAAATACAGATGAGTTGTATGAAATACTTGAGTATAAAGAGAAGGAATCAGAGAGTACAAACGAGGAAAGATTGTGGAAAGTTTTAAAAAGTTTTTTATATTCCGGTTCACCCGGAAAGGTTTTAAAATTCTCGCCAGAATTGCGAGGGCCAGATGTAGAAAAAGACTAAGACAAGCCTATGAAAGAATTACCATTTGATCAAGCCATGATAGACGACGCTAGGGATTGGTCGTCTAGTCTAGGTAGTATTAAGAATTCCATTACAAAAGGTAAGGGAAATGTCGCCGGCCGGATCGGAGAATTGGCGGTTTCTAAGTTTATCGGTGCCAAAATAATGGACAGCCGGAACTTCGATCTGGATTGGAAAGGTGAACGCATAGAGGTGAAGACAAAGCGGCGAGTCGTAAAGCCTGAGCCATACTACGAGGTGTCGGTAGCCATGACCAGCAAGCACCAGAAGCCGGACAGGTATGTGTTCGTTAGCTTGGAGTTTGCTAGTCGTGAGCCGTCTAAACATACGGCCAACTACTTTGATCTACAGAAGGTGTGGTTGTGTGGGGATAAGAAAACTGAAGACTACTTCTCTGAGGGGAGGCTTATGAAGAAGGGGCAGAAGGATAAGTCTAATGGTTTCGTTGTCAGAACTGACATGGTGAACTTGAGGATGGATGAACTTGATCAATCCTTCTAAAGAGCAGGAGGATAAGTGGGATAAGGACAGGCGCTACCACTTCGCACGTTTTTGTTGGGTGCGTAGAGATAAAATAGCCCCAAAGAGTAACATCACTTGGGGCCAATTATTTGAGCGTAATGAGGGGGTTAGCTTACATCAATATGCGAATTCAAAAATGAAAGAGAAGTTACACAACCGGAAGGGAAACAAGTAACAGAATAACCTATCGGCTTTTCTTTTTTCTTATGCTCTTCAAGAGCGTCATCAAAGTCTAGGGTGTTGGAAATCTTCAACACCTTGTCGTCTTGGTACTCAAGCCATCCGACAGAATAGAAGGTGGGTAGGTGACAGTCTTCTGCTATCACCCACCCATCATCTGAAATTATATCAACCCATTCTACGAGAACAAGTTTCTTGCCTTTTGCTTTTTCCCATGCGTTGTTAGCGGACCCGGAAGAATCCAGCCCAGAAGCATTG